ATAAACAAATGTCTTATGATGGAGGTGGTATTGGACCTACAGGACCTACAGGACCTGGTGGAACAGGAGCAACAGGATTTACTGGTCCTACAGGTTCTACAGGAGCAACAGGATCAACAGGAGCAACAGGAGCAACAGGATTTACTGGTCCTACAGGATCAACAGGTTCTACAGGTCCTACTGGTTCTACAGGAGTAACAGGTTCTACAGGAGCAACAGGATTTACTGGTTCTACTGGTGCAACAGGAGCAACAGGATTTACTGGTTCTACAGGAGCAACAGGATTTACTGGTTCTACAGGTTCTACAGGTCCTACTGGTTCTACAGGAGTAACAGGTTCTACAGGAGCAACAGGATTTACTGGTTCTACAGGTTCTACAGGAGCAACAGGATTTACTGGTTCTACAGGTCCTACTGGTGAAACAGGATTTACTGGTTCTACAGGTTCTACAGGAGCAACAGGGTTTACAGGTCCTACAGGTTCTACAGGAGCAACAGGATTTACTGGTTCTACAGGATTTACTGGTTCTACAGGTTCTACAGGAGCAACAGGATTTACTGGTTCTACAGGTTCTACAGGAGCAACAGGTTCTACAGGTTCTACAGGAGCAACAGGATTTACTGGTGCTACAGGTTCTACAGGAGCAACAGGTTCTACAGGAGCAACAGGAGTAACAGGTTCTACAGGAGCAACAGGAACAACACCCGCACAAGGTCCTGTTGGAAGTGTTCAGTTAAGCAATGGTGCTAGTGCATTTACTGGTTCTACTGGATTTTATTATGATGGAAGTACTGGTGTGTATACTTTATATGGTGGTCCTAATGGAAATTATGTTAAGTTTGACGATGATGATGGAATTATGACAATTGGTCCAGTACTAGGCACAGGTGGTTTAAATTTATATGCAGGAGCAAGTGGCCTTTTAAATTTAGATGGAGGGTCCTTAAGCGTTGTTATTGGTGGTGTTCCGGGTTCACTGGGCGAATATTTAGGTTCTGATGGTGCTGGAAATGTTGCGTGGTCACCTCCTAGCATTGTAGCTTCTGGAACGATTGACCAAACCGGATTTACTGGACCTACAGGTGGATTTTACTACAAACAGGTTAGTGTGCCTGGTATGTTTGAAAATGGCTTGGTCTTGGCTACTGCAAATGGCACACCTAGTATTTCTTATAACGCATGGATTGTCACTGTTCAACCTAGTGTAGACAATATTACTGTTTGGACTGCTGCTAATCCTGTTGGGGCTACTGGTCAGACTTGGGAAGCACATTATGCAGTTACAAGTTTTGGAACTCCTCCTTCTTAAAATATATATATAAAATAACCTAATTAAATAATAATGGTTAAGTTTTACCTTGCTAATGATGGTGTACACAAACTTGCTGCTGAATTCGACAATCCATACCAACTTGTTAAATTTGGAGCCTATGACTATAATGACTATACCATCTATTACCAAATAGATCCTAAACTAGCAAGACAAAAGAAAGCAGCATATTTAAGAAGACATCGTAAGAATGAAGATTGGGAAGACCCAAGAACACCGGGTGCACTAAGCAGATGGATTCTTTGGAATAAACCAACTATTAATGAGTCTATAAAGGCTTATATAAAAAGATTTGCTCTATAATAAATGGAGTATTTGAAGCAACATCTAAAGCATCTATTAAACGAACTTGCCTATGCTTATGAAAATAACCTAACAGAACGTATTATAGGATTAAAAAGACATATTAAAAATATAAAGGAAATGCTAAATCAGTATGAAAGGGTAGAATTCAAGTTTAGAAATAACCTATAATCTAATAATAAACATGTCATTTGCTATTAAATTTCTATATGAGCAGTTGAATTATCTACTAGGTCATCTAATATTTACAGATGACCCGGTCGAGAGAAAAGAACTTATTGCTAAAATTAAAGAAGTTCGAGAACAACTAAATGACGAAGAAGAACTTGAACGAAGAATTTCTCACATGTATTTGAACGAGGACCCATCTCTGTATTTTTAAATTATTGCTTCTTACGTCTAGATTTCCCTTTGCCTTCGAATTGGTCTAATCCATGACTCTTCAAATAATCACCGGCAGTAACAACATTCCCAATAGGAGTTAAGCGAGCAATCTTTCGAAATATAGAAGAGTTCTCTTTGATAACTTCAGGCTTCTGTTTAAGGAATAGTCTTACCAAAGTATATAGTGGATCACCATCCATAAATATGCGATGATTAGGTAATGTTGCACTAAAGTCATGGGGTTGAATAGCAGGGTTATATGATTGCCCTTCAGAGATTAGTCCTTTATGTAAGAACAAATCCAGAATAGCACCACCCAAAGAATGACCAACACCATAATACTTCAAGTCAGGATTTTGTTGCTTGAAATTGCTTAAGAATCTTTCATCCTCTTTGAATCTATCAGAAAGATGAAGACTATTAACAGCAATAGTTGCGTCGGCTTTAGTGTCTCGTGAATCAAATGTTCCACGAATACTTACTACGACATCATTTCCGGATTTGTAGAACTTCAGTGTTGGAGTTTCAGCAACTAATTCCCAATCACCAACTTTTTTTGATGCAGAAGGTTCATATGATTGTTTAACTAATTCAAAATATGCTTTACGGTCAGGTGCTATACCACCATGAAGTTTTGGTAAGCCACATTTACAACACTTCATTTATAACTTATATATGAAATTATTAAGCAAAACAATACTAATATTTAGGAAGACCACAATGGCGGCATTTTCTTTGCTTTCCACTTCCTGATAGAATACCAAAATTGTCTGCTTTTAATAGATTATTCATACGAGCAAATAATTCATTGTTACCTCCCTTATCAGGATGTAATGCTCTGAATACTGCTTTTGCCGTACCTTTCAAGTTCTGAGGATTAATCGTTCGTGCGCGAATAGCAGCATTAAATCCTTCTTTTTGGCCTTCAAGTGTTTCCACTAATCTGTTAACTTCTGCTAAGTCTTCGCTTGAACCTGCTGTTAGAATTGCTCCAAGAATTCTATTCAAATTACCTTCAGTATATTCAACAGCAGCACGTGGAGGGGGAGGTGGAGGAGCAGCACGCGGCGGAGGAGGTGGAGGAGCAGCACGCGGCGGAGGAGGAGGAGGAGCAGCACGCGGTGGAGGACCACGTGGAGGGGGAGGTGGAGGAGCAGCACGCGGTGGAGGAGGTGGAGGAGCAGCACGCGGTGGAGGGGGAGGTGGAGGACCGCGCGGACGAGGACGTGGAGGAGCAGCACGTGGAGGAGCAGCAGGTGGAGGAGCAGCAGGTGGAGGAGCAGCAGGTGGAGGAGCAGCAGGTAGAGGAGCAGCCAATGCTGCATCAATACTATTAAATAGTCCAAGAACTTTTTGAACTAATGGAGGACTAAATGGTAATCCAAGAGAAACATGTTCTTCATTACCATTCTTAATGGTAATCAACTTTTTACGAAATTTCTTTAGATCAGCAAGTCTGACTTCTAATCCCCTATACAAGTGAGCATTTTTTTTTTTTGGCATCTCCCCTTTAATTCTGTCTATCTCCTCGTTTAGATTGTCCTTAACAGCATTAAATCGTCCCAGTAGCTGAGCATCCATTCTTTGTCATTATATATGAAAATATTAAGCAACTAAAAGCAAGCACACTCGCCAATATAAAAAATAATAGAAAATCTTTAGACATTTTGACAAATTCTATCTCATCACATGACGACATTTGTATTATATATGGTAAAAATCATTAAGTTATATATAAATACGCGAAAACACATAAAAAATACAGTATTTTAATCGATTAAAATACTGTATTTTTTTGCCTTTTTCCAATAATTACATTATAATTAGTGATTTTTACATTATAATTTCATTTTCAATAAGTAAAGATGCCAAGTAAAGAGTATTTCCGTGAATATTACTTGAAGAATCGTGAACGCATTCTTAAGCGTGTGACTGCTTATAATGAGACGCATTCAGAAGAGCGAAAAGTTTATGATCGAGTTCGTCATCTTCTTACTTATACATCAAAGCCTAAGGAAAATTTTAAGATTGAGAAGAATGTTCAAGTTAAATTTAATTGACCATTTAGGGAGCAAGAAGAAACTTTTGAACGCAAGCCGTTAACTGACTGCTATTGTTCACAGTAGAATGCTCCCTGAAGGGTTTGTTGTATTTTTATATTGTTGCTAAATCTGGATTTGTTCTTACATGTAGGCACCCATGCCAAAACGGCCACGCATCGCGACCTCATGAGGTATCTGGCCTGACATCTTAATATGCTTCATGCCACCATGGCGGCCAGCACCTACCGAGCGCTCAAGGTCAGCCTCCGGCGCACGCGCAGGCGCAGAGAGAATGTCCTGCTCCGTGAGCACACCCTTGATTACACGAGAAGAACCTTTGATGGTCTCGAAGAAACCAGAGCTAATCGGCACCACGTAGATGTTGGGCGTCTGAGAAGAGCCAGTGAAGTTCTGGACTTCTAGCGAGAACTGTAGCGTGAAGTTGCCTACAAGACCGGGCGCCTGTCCAGACTGGAGAGGGAAGTCACGACCAGGGCGTAGCACTAGAGGACCGCCCACTAGACCTACACGGCCACCAGAGCGAGTCACGGTGCTAGTCGTAGTCGCAACCTGCGAGAACGGCACATAACCATAGCCAGACCACTCAGACCAATCCATGTCTACACCATTGTGAACAGACATTCCATATAGCTGCTCCTGCGTCATCGTGGAAATGAGCCCAGAGAAGTTGTCAAACTGCAAAGCAATCTTGGTAATGGGAAGAGACCAATCACCATTCGTGGCATCAGCATACGAAGAAGGCTTCACATAGATTACAAGCAGGTCCGGGATGTTCGGGAGAGTAATCGTGTTCGACGTCAACTGGGTGCCAGCAGTTAGTAGAGAAGTAGACGCAGGCACGGCAACAGACGGGGTAGAAATATAACGAGGGTATTCCTGGTAAGGCACGATGCTCTTGGGAGGCAGAGGAACATCCAGAGACGGCGTTAAAAATTGCACCGCTAGAGACGGCTGCGTTACCCATAGATCACTCTTGCCACCATTCTGAGACCAAGTCGTCGTTAGAGCACTAAAAGACGCATCAAGAGCCTTGCCAGTCTCTACACGGAAGAGCGTAGTGTCCAGCGAGGCACGGAAAGCACGAGCAGGAGAAGGAGCCATGTTCATCTGCACTTGGAAATTCTGAACACCAAAGAGACCAGTGCTGAGTTCATCCTGATCAGCAAACATGAACGGAGATAGCAGAAGCTTCTCTACAGAACTTACAACCGCATAAAACGTTAGAGTGCGAGCAGCAGCAGCGACATTTAGGTCTGCGGCAAGCTGAGGCTGGCCATTTACATACCGAACATTGCCAGCAGTCACAGGAGCAGCAATCGTGCCTACAGCAGGAGTCACACCAGTGTCATCCGTCGCAAAGTAGAAACCATTAAAGCCACCATTGGCTACCTCATCAGAATTCTTGGTCTCATCCCAAGCAAGCAGAGGAGTGTTCTTTACTATGCGAGAATCAGGGTATTTGGCATAACGATCCAACATCGTCGGGCAAGTGCGCTGGCGACGAGAATCCGCCAAGTCCGCTAGACGAAGCACCTGAGGGAGAACATCCTGCGTGTTCATAGTTACAGTCGCATCGTTAATCGTCGCAGACATCTGGTTCACGGCCTGATGAAGAGGAAAGGCCGCAGGGGCAATTAGACCAGTTAGAGGAGTGCCAGCGGGAATGTCAAGAGTGCCAGCCGTTAGAGCAACCGTAATTACAGCCACAGCGGTCGCCTGCCACTGAACAGCGCGGTCTACGAACACGTTCTCGGACGGCACCTGAACGTTGAACTGGCAAGAGGATGAGTCAGCAGTCTGAGCCTGAACGGATACGTTGGAAATAGAAGAAGCACCCTTCTCAACCGCATACTTCGGCTTCTGCTGGATAATGCGAGGGTCGAACACGGAATACTTCGAAACTTCGCTAGCCATGTTTTGTTATTAAGAAAACAAATTTTTTTAAAAGAAACGACGATTACAAGACGAGCTTCTTCTTGAAAAGCAGACGGAATGACATCGACCCTTGGTTCGGAATAGTTAGTGAGATCAGTGAATTTGTTAGTCGGTTGCGCCAAAATAGTGAAACGTCCACATCCGAAATTCCTTCCTGTGAGGGCGACAAGGAAGAAAAAGTTAGCGTCTGGGGTTCGTATACTACAGAGCCTCGCCAGAAATCTGCTTTTGTAGCATTAATATTT